TTCGCGAGCGCTTTTTTCGCCTAGAGACAGAATTTCCAAAACCTAATCCTAATTGTGTATTTTGTGATATGATGTAAAAAACCATTGGGAGATTAGATGTGCCATCTACAGGCGGTGTTAAGATAGGATCGAGCTATGACGAGGCTCGAACTAGAAAGGTAAATGCTGAAGCTGAGATTGCCGAGCTTGAACTGGCTACTGTTCACGGGACTTTGGTCGTGGCAGAAGATGTCGTTAAAGCGTGGGAAGAAGTGCTTGGAGCATTAAAGGGTAAACTGATGTCTATACCGACTAAAGCTGCACCAGTTGTGTCGGCTGAAAGTGAAGCAGGTATGTGTCAGGATATACTTGAAGACTTAATGAATGAAGCACTAGAGGAATTGAGTAACTATGATCCATCGGTCAACGCGACAGAAACGAAAGCAACTGAGGAATCATCTGCGGACAGCAATCAAGACGCTAAAGCCGCCACCGAAACTAAGCGTAAGCCAGTGGGCAGACCAAGAAAGAAGACTAGACTCACAAAGTAGTGCTGAACCTGGTCGATGGCATACGTCTCGCGCTGAGTATCAACGTGGCATAATGGATGCTTGCTCTGACCCTAACAACAGAGAAGTAGTTGTTATGGCGGGAGCGCAGTTGGGTAAATCAGAAGCCCTGTTGAACATTATCGGGTATCACATAGATAATGATCCATCTCCCATACTTGTCCTACAGCCGACCTTGGAAATGGCTCAGGCTTTCTCTAAGGATCGAGTTGCTAACGGATTACTTAAATCTAGTGTTTGCCTAAGAGGGAAAGTAAAAGACCCTAGAGCAAGAGACAGTGGTAACACTACCTTGCATAAAATATTCCCTGGCGGCAGTTTGACACTTGTTGGTGCTAACAGTCCATCTGGTCTTGCATCTCGCCCTATTCGCTTAGTTCTATGTGATGAGGTTGATAGGTATCCCGCGAGTGCTGGCTCTGAAGGTGATCCTATCCAACTAGCAAGGAAACGTGCTGCGACATTCTGGAATCGTAAGATTGTCATGGTTTCGACTCCCACGAATAAAGATGCCAGTCGTATCGAGGAAGCGTTTGAAGCATCTGACATGAGATATTTCTATACGCCTTGTAAGCATTGCGGACACGAACAGAAACTAAAGTGGTCTAATGTTCAATGGGAAGATAATGATCCTGATACAGCTAAGTACCTATGTGAGCATTGTGATGAGCTTTGGACTGATTCTGACAGAAGATGGGCTATTCGTAACGGACAATGGAAAGCTACAAAAGAGTTCACTGGTGTAGCAGGTTTCTCTATCTCAGGTTTATATTCTCCTTGGACACCATTGTCTGATGGCGTGAGGGATTTCATGTCCATGCGTAAGAACCCTGAACAACTTAGAGTATGGACTAACACCTATCTGGGTGAGACATGGGAAGATCAGGGTGAGACGATTGATGATTACTCTCTAGCTGAGAGGAGAGAAGCATACGGTGAAGGTATACCTGACGAAGTGATATTCCTTACCTGTGGCGTTGACGTACAGGATGATCGATTGGAGTTGTCGATTATCGGTTGGGGCAGAGATGACGAGTCTTGGGTTATAGGCCATGAAGTCCTATACGGTGATCCCTCAACTCCGCAGTTGTGGACAGCCTTAGACACTAAACTGTTTACTACTTATCTGTGTAATGACGGCAGACAATTACCTATACGCGCAACGTGCATTGACAGTGGTGGACATTTCACAAATACGGTATACTCTTATGCTAAGAAAAACTATGCTCGAAGAGTGTTCGCTATCAAGGGTGTTGGTGGTGAAGGTAAAGCTATAGTTGGCAGACCATCTAAAAACAATATAGGAAAGTGTTTACTATTCCCTGTTGGTGTAGATACTGCAAAAGATTTATTATTTGCTAGACTGCGTATTAAGGATGAAGGTGCTGGGTACATTCACTTCCATGATGATTTGAATGACGAGTATTTCCGACAACTGACAGCAGAGAAGATAGTAACTAAGTTTACCAGGGGATACAAAAAACGAGTATTCCAAAAGATAAGGCCGAGAAACGAAGCGTTAGACTGTTTTGTTTACGCTATCTCGGCTTATGCTATATTGAATGTAGATATTAATACTTTGGCAGATAACAGGCATAAAGAACAGAAACAGAATGTTGAGCAGCCTGCACAGCCAAAACAATCATTTGTACCAAAGACAGGGAAAGGTTTTGTTAATTCGTGGCGATAAAGGTAACAATTAATGGCTAATCTATTTGATACAGCTAATGCTCCTGAAGGAGAACCACAAACAATAGTTGTTGGCGATTTCGTACAGTGGAAGCGATCAGACTTCATAGCGGATTACCCATCAGCAAGTTACACAGCTAAATATGTTGCTCGTATTAGTGGCGGTGGCAGCAACGAAATAACCGTAACTGGTACTGGTCAAACATCTCATTACCTATTCACAGTATCGACTACAACAAGTGATGACTTTGTTCCAGGTCATTATTACTATCAGCTAGAAATTGAGCGCACATCAGACAACGAAAGAATCGTCATTGATAGAGGTCATTTCACAGTTGTACCTGATCTTGATGTAAATAACGCTGATCCGCGCACACACGCAGAAATAATGCTTGGTAAGATCGAAAGTTTACTCAGTGGTAAAGCTGATTCAGATGTGGCAAGCTATTCCATAGCTGGTAGATCACTGAATAAGATGACATTTGAAGAACTAGTGAATGCCAGAGACTTCTATCGTAGAGAAGTGAAGCAAGAAACGAACGAAATAGATATAAAACATGGGCGAAAAAACTCATCTACAATACAAGTGAGATTTTAAATGGCTATTTTCGACATATTTAAGCCAAAAACCGATAAAAAAGGGAAAGTATTCAAGCGATCTTACGCTGCGAACAACACTAGCAGTCTTTTTAACGACTTTAAGGCTTCAGAACGCTCTGCAGACTCAGAATTGCGACCTGCTCTACGCAGAATACGCTCTAGATCAAGAGATTTAGCTAGAAACAACGAATATGCGAAAAAGTACCTAAATCTACTGAAAAACAACGTAATCGGTGAAAAAGGCTTCGGATTGCAGGTAAAAGCAACTGATTCCGTGGGCAGATTGGATCAAGATGGCAATCAGAGAGTAGAAACGGCATTTCGTAAGTGGGGCAAGTTAGGTAACTGTACTGTTGATGGCGGTATGTCATGGGTAGATGCACAGAAACTTGCTATTGAGTGCCTAGCTAGAGATGGTGAAGTATTCATTGTTAAGCATCGTGGAGCATCATTCCATGATTCATTCGCTCTTGAGTTCCTTGAGCCAGATCAGATTGATGAGCAGAAGAACGAACGACTAACTAATGGTAACGAAATCCGTATGGGTGTTGAGCTTAATAAGTTCCGCAAGCCTGTTGCTTATCACGTTCTTACTTATCATCCAGGTGATTACGACTATACAACTACAGGTAAGTCACCTAAGCACGTTAGAATCCCTGCTGAACGCATGATTCACTTGTACGACCCTAATAGAGCAGGTCAGACTCGCGGTGAGCCTTGGATGACTCCTGCTATATCTGCTATGAAGCAGTTGGGCGCACTAAGAGAAGCGGCTGTAGTTAATGCTCGTATCGGTGCTAGCAAGATGGGCTTTTTCACTTCGCCAAGTGGTGATGGCTTTGTTGCTGATGACCTTGATGGCAATATGCCTATCATGGAAGCATCACCAGGCACATTCCATCAGTTACCTAATGGCGTAGACTTTAAGACATTCGACCCACAGTATCCTAACAACGAGTTTGACTCATTCCACAAAGCAGTGCTTAAAGGCATTGCTTCTGCGTTAGGCGTTAGCTATTTTGCACTGTCTAACGATTTAGAGTCTGTATCTTACAGTTCTATCCGTCAGGGTTCGCTAGAAGAGCGTGATGCCTATCGCAACTTACAGAAGTTTGTGACAGATCACTTTGTTCGCGTTGTATATGATGAGTGGCTATCTGCAGCGATGGAGATCAACAGCTTTGGTATTCCTGTTCGCCAATATGATAGATTCTCAGATGCAGCAGAGTTCCGTGGTAAGGCTTGGAACTGGGTAGACCCACAGAAAGAGATGAATGCAGCGATTATGGGGCTTAAATCAGGCGTTCTAAGCCTATCTGACGTTGCTAGCCAGTATGGTAAGGATGTAGAGGAGTTAGTGTCTCAGATCGCGCGAGATAAGGATATAGCGGATCAATATGGCATATCCTACGCATTAGAGCCTTACGGAGCTAACTTTAACAGTGTTGATCCTGATATAATCGGAGATGATGATGCCGAAGTACAAGGGTAAGGAAATAAACACTCGCCCAACTGACGGAATGGTGTCTGAAGCTGAGAAAGGCTTGGAATGGCGTAAAGAATATGGTCGCGGTGGCACTGAAGTAGGTGTTGCTAGAGCCAGAGACATAAAGAATAGAAAAGAGTTGTCATTCGATACTGTAAAAAGAATGTACTCTTTCTTTAGTCGGCATGAAGTAGATAAGAAAGCAGAAGGCTTTCGCCCTGGTGAAGAAGGATACCCAAGTGCAGGTCGGATTGCATGGGCATTATGGGGCGGTGATGCAGGTTTTGCTTTCTCGCGCAAGATCACAGGTATGATTAGCGAAGATCGCGCAGCAGAGATTACAGGTAGTGTTAAAGAGGCTTTGAGTACAAAAGCTAAAGAACACAACGAAAAGGTTGGTGATGTTGCTAGTAAGCGTACTAGCACTCGCACGTTGGAAGCGGTATTTAGACGAGGTGTTGGGGCTTATAAGACCAATCCGCAGTCAGTAAGACCTACCGTTAAATCGCCAGAGCAATGGGCTTACGCGAGAGTTAATAGCTTTCTGTACGCTCTACGCAATGGTAAATTCAGAAGCGGTAAGCATGATACTGATCTCTTACCAAAAGGGCATCCCATGGCTAGTGATGAGCGAGCTTGGGATGATTTAGACTTTGAGGCATTTATTATGAGCGAAGAAGTAGTTGAGAATGTCGAACTTGCCGAAGAAGTTGGCGAGAGACACATTAAGAATGTAGAAGAGACTGATGACTCTGTAATCATTACTTATGGCAAATCAGAAGAAGAGCCACAAGTAGAAGAGCCAGAAGTCGAAGAAGAAACTGATCGTGCAGCTAGTGCGGAAGTACAGCATCGTGCTATGGAGATGGAAATGTCTCCAATCGATGAAGAGACTCGAACAGTTAAGATAGCGTTATCTAGTGAAGAGCCTGTTGCTCGTTCATTCGGTAATGAAGTATTAGACCATGGTAAGGAGTCGATTGATTTGTCATTCCTTGCATCAGGTCGCGCACCATTGCTTTTAGACCATGACCCTGAAAAGCAAATCGGTGTTATCAAATCAGTTAAGCTAGACGAGAATGCGCGTAGACTGCGTGCAGAAGTTCGCTTTGGAAAAGGTGAATTGGCTCGTGAGGCTTTCTCTGATGTTGTTGATGGAATCAGAGCTAACATTTCCGTTGGTTATTCTATTAGCAAGATGGAAAGAGACAGAGACGATAAGGAAACCTATCGTGCGAAGTCATGGAAACCCGTTGAAGCAAGTTTGGTGTCTATACCTGCCGATATGACAGTTGGCGTTGGGCGTTCAGGCAAAGCTGAAAATAAACCCGTAATTAGAACTTCCTATAATGAGGACAATACTATGTCAGAAGTTAATTTAGAAGCGGTAAAAGCTGAAGCCCAGCAAGCCGCACAAAAGAATGCCGCTCAAATCGTTGAGTTAGGCGCACGTCACAACAAATCAGATATGGCTCGTGAAGCAATCGCTAAAGGTCAGTCTATCGATGAGTTCCGTGGCGCACTATTAGAGTCAATCGGTTCTACATCTGCTCTTGAAAGCCAAGACATCGGCATGAACGAGAAAGAAGTTAAAAACTTCAGCATGATGAGAGCTATCCACGCTCTAGCTAACCCAACTGATCGTAGAGCACAAGAAGCTGCTGCATTTGAATTTGAATGCTCACGCGCTGCTGCTGAACAGTATGGCACAACTGCACAAGGCATCATGCTTCCTGCTGACGTTCTACGCACTTGGAACAAGCGTGACCTAAACTCAGCAGATGAGTCTGAGTTGTTCACTGACGATTTCCGTGGCGGTGACTTCATTGATTCACTACGCAACGCTTCTTCAGTGATGGCTGCTGGTGCGCGTATGCTTGGTGGTCTAAGCGGTGACGTTAAGATTCCTAAGAAAACTGCTGCTGCATCTGCTGCTTGGATTGCTACAGAAGGTGGTGATGCTACTGAATCAGAAATGACTGTTGGTAACGTAAGTCTTTCACCTAAAACTTTGGGTGCATTCACAGACGTTACTCGTCAGCTTTTGATCCAATCTAGCCTAGACGTTGAAGGCCTTATCCGTGATGATCTAGTTAAAGCAATGGCAATCGCTATTGATAAAGCTGGTCTAGAAGGTACTGGTTCTTCTGGTCAGCCAACTGGTATCTTAAACGCTGGCGTTAACACTGTTACTGCTTTTGCGGCTGCTAACCCAACTTTCGCTGAAGTTGTAACTTTGGAAACTGCTGTAGCTGAAGATAACGCTCTAAACGGCAACCTAGCTTACATCCTTCCTGCAAGCATGAACGGTGCTTTGAAAACTACTGCTAAAGATGCTGGCTCTGGTCAGTTCGTATCACAAGGCGGTCAAATCAATGGTTACAATGCGATTGTTTCTAACCAAGCAACTGCTGGTAACTTGTACTTCGGTAACTTTGATGACCTACTTATCGGTATGTTCGGTGGTTTGGACATCGTTGTTGACCCATACACTGCTTCTAAGTCTGGTACTGTGCGCGTTGTTGCACTTCAGTCTGTAGACGTTGGTGTACGTCACGCTGAGAGCTTCGCATTCGGTAACGATGGTGCATAAGTAACACTGTGAGGGGGTTCGCCCCCTCCTTTACTAAAGTCTATCCCACGGCTATCCCACGGTAGATTTTACTAAAGGAGATTATTATGAAAGTTAAATTTGTAGAACAATGCTCTGTTGACTGTGCTTTATATCGAGTAGGCACTGTTGTAGAGTTATCTAAGAAAGTTGCTGACGATCTAATTGATTCTGGCAAGTGTGTTGCTGTAGAAGCCAAGAAGAAAGCAAAGAACAGAAGCGTTGGATTGGATGATAAGTTAGAGACAAGAGTAGAAACAGATGCCAGTTGAGACTGCTGATGAAAGATTGATATTGCTTGCTGATTTTGGCGAGTCAATTACATTCATGCCTAAGATTGGTTCTGAAGCTACGATTACTGCTATTTTTGATAATCAGTATACAGGCCTTGATGCAGGTGGCTCAGTAGAAGTTTCTATGGTGCAACCTAGACTCACTGTAAGAACATCTGATGTGCCAAATATCGATCAAGATGATACATTTATCGTCAGAGGCACTTGGTATGATATAGCAGTTATAATGCCAGACGGAACAGGAATAACTGAGATTGCGTTAGAGGAACGGTAATGGCACATATCAGAAAAGAAATTAGAGATGATATAATCACTACTGTTACTGGCTTGGATACGACTGGTAAAAATGTATTTCGTAGTAGAGTTCATCCCATAGCTGCGAACAAACTGCCAGCAATAGCGGTTTTTAATAGGAGCGAAGAGGTAACTTATGGGACACAACGCGCTCCGAGATTACAAGAAAGAACTGCTGTTTACGATATAGAGATATATGTAAAAGCAACTACAGATTATGATAATACTTTAGATCAAATATGCCTGGAAGTTGAAGAGGCACTAACAACAGATTTGACTAGAGGTAATAGCGCAAGAGACACTCGAATAACGTCTTTTGTAGCAGATTTTAATGGTGATGGCGAACAGCCCTTAGCGGTTGCTAGACTCACTGTTGAAGTAACGTATCAGGTGCGTGAGAACAACCCTGATCTTTCAATTTAATGGCGATTACGCCAATATAACGCTCAAAGAGCAAAGGTATACATTATGGCTACTTATACTGGACACCAAGGCGTAGTTAAGATAGGTTCAACGGCTGTCGCTGAGGTTAAAGACTTTTCATTAGAAATAACTGCTAATACAGTTGATGCAACTGTACTTGGTGCTGCTGCTGAGGATCAAGGCTGGACTAAAAGCAAGGTTGTTAATCGTTCATGGACTGCAACTATAAACTGCTTCTATGATGATGCAGCTACTAACGGTCAGATCGAAATGCAAAACAACATTATGCAAAGTGTTGATTTATTGTTAGCAGATACAGTTGTTACTCTTAACCTATATAATGAGGGTGATACAACAGGTAAAAGTTACTGGCAAGGTGATGCAATGATTACTTCATTGTCTGAAACTGTTTCTGGTGATGGACTTGTAGAGATTTCATTCACTGCAACTGGTAATGGGCATATTTCTGTAGAAACTGCTTAATAGGGGACTAAAACCATGGGAAAATTAATAGATAATGCTGTTGCTCATTTTAGCAGCAAAGAAGTAAGGACTCTGCGAGTAGATGAGTGGGATTGCACTCTCTACTCAAAGAACCTATCTTTAGAAGACAAAGCCAGATGGTTCGCTAGAGCTGATGGCGATAATACTGATTACTTAGTATATGCTTTAATATATGGCGTTACTGACGAGAAAGGTAATGCAGTATTCGATATTGGCGATAAGGTTAAGTTGAGAAAGAGCGTTGATCCTGAAGTTCTGAGTAAAGTTGCTAATTTCGTCTTGGAAGCACAAGATGAAGAGGAGCTCGAAAAAAACTAATAGATGACCAAGGTAATCTTACTGAATTGTACGCAATGTTTCAGTTATCAGAGCATCTTGGTCAGCCCCTCTCGACTATCTTAGCTATGACTGCCAATGAGTTTAATGGTTGGTTTACTTACTTGCGTATCAAAAATGACAAGATAAAGGATCATAATGGCTAGTACACTATCCAATGTAATTACTAAAGTAAGCGCGGACACTACTAATTTCGAGCAGGGAATGAAACGTGCGCGCAAGCAAAGCAAACAGTTTGGTGATGCGTCTAAGCAAGTAAATCAACAAATGCGATTCATGCGTGGTGGTCTTGGACAAGTAGGTCATCAGGTTCAGGATATTGCAGTCCAGTTGCAGATGGGACAGAACGCCATGCTTGTGTTTGGTCAGCAGGGTTCGCAGATTGCGTCATTGTTCGGCCCTGGTGGTGCAATGATTGGTGCTGTGTTAGCGGCTGGTGCAGCTATCAGCATGTCTTTAATGCCCTCTTTATTTGGAGCAACTGAAGCAGCCAAAGAGCTTAAAGAAGCTAATAAAGGATTAATTGATAACTTTGATGGTTTAGGAAAGGCACAGCAAGCATACGCAAAAATACTAGCAACTGAAAAACTTAATGAATATACAAGCGAGCTTGAAAGATTAAATAAAGTTTCAAGAGATAGGCTAACCATAACTGAGACTGGTGGCTTCTTTGATAGATTCTTTGCTAAAAAGGGCGAGCTTGAATCAATAGAAGATTACAATAAAAGGATCAAAAAGCTAGACAATGATATTGAATTTTATACCGAAGCCAAGAAGGAATTAAAAGAACAAATTGACGGCACTACAAGTGCATTCAAAAGGCAAGAAGCATCACTTCAAAAGCAAATTGATACCTTTGGCAAATCAGCTCATGCGATAAGAGTATATGGAATAGAAGCAGACCTTGCCGCCAAAAAGATAGAAAAAGGTGAAGCTGATAAACTCAAAGCACAAAGTCTAACATTAGATACCTTAGAGAAAAACGCAGAGAGACAAAAGGAATTAGATGCAGATAGAAAGAAAGCACAACAAGATGCAGCCAAAGAAGCTAATAAGGTATTAAAGGATCAAGAAAAAACTGCACAACGCTTTGCAGATACCATAGGTGATGGATTTACACGCGCTATTACTGGTGCTATGTCATTCAAGGATGCAATAAAAAATGTAGCTAAGTCTGTTGTTGATGACCTAATTAAAATGATCGTTAAAAAACAAATTACCGATCAGATATTTGGCGCGTTGATGAATACTAGCTTTTTTGGCGGTGGATCACCTGCAGATTCAGCAGGTATGACTGACTTTAGTCCAGGCTTTCAGCCAGAAATGATTGCAGAGGGCGGTGGCTTCACAGGGTATGGAGCGCGTTCAGGCGGTGTTGATGGAAAAGGCGGTTTTCCTGCTATATTGCATCCTAATGAAACTGTAATAGATCACACTAAAAACAATGCACCTGATTTTAATCAAATAAAATCTTTAACAGATAATTTTAACCCTAGCTTTGAAAGAGTAGAATCTTTAACAGATAATTTTGATCCTAATTTTGGAAGAGTTAAATCTTTATTAGATAATTTTGATCCTAATTTTGATAAAGTAAAATCTTTATTAAATAATTTTGATCCTAGTTTTGATAGAGTAAAATCTTTATTAGATAATTTTAACCCTAATTTTGATAGAGTAAAATCTTTAACAGATAATATTAAGCCTAGTTTTAAAGTCAGCATGGAGGGTGGTGGGTTCACTGGTCATGGAGCTAGATCAGGTGGATTAGATGGTAAAGGTGGATTTCCTGCCATACTACATCCTAACGAAACTGTTATTGACCATACAAAGAAAAAACTTTCAAGTTTTGATGGCGGTGGATATACTGGTGGTGCAATGCCAGTATCAAGCAACAGTGTTACGAATAACATTGATAACAGTACAAGTAATGAAAATAATGAGCAACAAGTTATAGTAAATCAGACCATTAACATAACTACAGGAGTACAGCAGACAGTGAGAGCTGAAATACAAAACCTAATGCCACAGATACAAGAAGCGGCAAAAGCGGCTGTAGCTGATTCTAGGGCTAGAGGCGGTAGTTATAGTAAAGCATTGGTGGGTAGATAATATGTCATTAAGCTATCCATTAGCATTTCCTTCAAGCATACAGATACAGAGCTTTACTCTACGTTATGTAAAGTCTGTAGCCATGTCTGAGTCACCCTTTAGTTACGCACAGCAAGTACATGACTTCGGTGGCGGCAGATGGGAAGCAGAGGTCACTATACCGCCTTTAAAGCAAAGTGATGCCCAAGTATTCCAAGCATTCTTAATTGGCTTAAAAGGGCGTTTTGGCACGTTTACGATGAGTCATCCGCTACATGATGTATCCCTTAGTAGAACTGCTCTTGGAAATAAAGGTGATAGTAGTGTTGACTTCAATGGATCTGTTGATGCAGGCACTTATTTCTCTATAGATAATCATTTGTATCTAACTCTAGAAACAGGTGTTGGTGATGTTGAGATACAGCCGCCATTAAGAGCAACGCACAATCCTTCTGTGGCTATAGACACAACACATCCTTTAGGGACTTGGCGTTTAGCTACTAATGATGTTGATTGGACTACAAGCTCTAGCGCAGTTACTCCATTTACATTTGCTTGCATTGAGGCTGTCTAATGAGCAGAGGATTGCAAAGTGGAATGGTTGCGGCAGTTGAGGCAACTGAAGTAAGACCGTTCATATTAATTGATTTAATGTTTAGCACTCCATTGTATCTTTGGTCTGGCTATGGTGACTTAACTTATACAAATACATATCTAGGTGTTGGTGAGTTGTTAAATTTAAGTCAAATTGATGAGTCGCAAGATTTAGGTGCAAACGGACTGCAGATTTCTTTATCTGGTATTAATGGGTCTAGTTTATTAACTACAGCTTTATCAGAGGAATATCAGGGCAAGTCAGTTAATGTGCGTTTAGGAGCAAAAGACAGCGAAGGAAATATAATCAGTGATCCCATAGTTATTTATAGTGGCTTCATGGATGTAATGGTCATTGATGAAGGTGCTGAAGCATCAACTATATCTTTAACAGTTGAGAACAAATTAATATCATTAAGCAAAACAAAAGTAAGAAGGTATACAAGCCAAGATCAAAGAGCCGATCATCCAACAGATAAGGGCTTTGATTATGTTGCTACTATAGCTGAAAAAGAAATACTTTGGGGCGGTGGTCAAGGACTAGCGCAAACTTATCAACCGCCAGCTCCATCGAGGCGCGGTAGGTGAAATATCAAGAAGAGTCATACTTTGATGTCAAAGATGATATTAAGCCATTATTGCAAAAGCATTGGGATCAATCGGCATTATACAGAGATAAGATTAATATAGACCCTGACTGGAATGCTTATGAAATAGCTTACACTCATGGTATATTAAAAATCTACACTGCAAGAGAAGATAGCGATCTTGTTGGTTATTTAATAGTTAGTGTTGTGCCAAATATGCACAGTAAGAGTCATATATTGGCAAGCTGTGATTTGATATTTGTTATACCAGAGGCGCGAAAAGGTATGACAGGATATAAGTTAATTAATTTTGCAGAAACAAAGCTCAAAGAGTTGGGTGTTAGTGTATTTAATATCAACACGAAAGTTGATGCGCCATTTGATAGCTTGATGGATAGAATGAGTTATAATCTAGTAGAACGCGCATATTCTAAGTATATAGGTTAATTATGGCATCAGCAGTATTTACAGCAATAGTACAAGCAGTAACTACCATAGCTACTAAGGGTCTTGGTGCTTATAAGTTTCTTAATCTTACTGGAATGCAAGCCTTTGCTGCTTGGACTGCTACTTGGGCTGGTCTTGGTGCGGTAAGTAAATCTCTATTTGGACAGCCAGAATTTGATACGCAAACAGGAATTAACTTCAATGTACGAGATCCTGCTGGTACAAGAAAAATAATATACGGTAAATGTAGAATTGGTGGCACTGTTGTCTTTATGAACACTAGTGATACCAACAATAACCTTTTGCATTTAGTTATTGCTGTTGCTGGGCATGAGATAGAAAGCTATGAAGAAATATACTTTGGAGAAGAAAAGGTCTGGGAAAGCGGAAGTTATTTGAACGACTGGGATGACCACTGCTTAATAAGTTTGCATAAAGGTGATCAGACAACTGCTGACAGCAACTTATTAGATGCGGCAACTGGATTTACTTCAGATCATAAACTTCTAGATACAGCCTATGCGTACATACAGCTTGACTATGATCGAGATAAATACGCTGGTGGCATACCAAATATATCCTTTATTGTTAAAGGGAAAAAAGTATACAATCCTGTTACGGAAACTACAGCATGGACAGACAACTCTGCACTAATTCTTTATGATTACCTAACTGATGCAAAATACGGTCTAGGTGAGTCTGCATCTAATATAGATCAAACCGCCCTAGCTAGCGCGATTGATGTATGCGAAGAGCCAATTTATACAGGAAGCAGTCTAGATAAATACACTTGTAATGGAATTTTAGACACTGGTAGCACAATACGATCTAATGTTGAAAACATATTGTCTAGCATGATGGGAACTATGCACTATACTAATGGTAAGTTTCATATTTTACCATTTGCAGACAGAACGCCTCATGCTGATAAGGTTACAGAAGATATACTCGTTTCACCTATAAACATATCAACAAAAAAGAGTAGAACTACCCTATACAATACTGTTAAGGGTAAATTTATATCTTTAGAGAATAACTATATTGTTGCTGATTATCCTAAGCAAAGTGTTGCTAGTTACATTGCTGATGACGATGAAGAGATACCTCTTGATTTAGACTTGCCAATGACAACCAATGTAAATAGGGCACAACGCATAGCTGGACTTACTATGAAAAAGTCTAGAATGCAGATGACCATAAATGTGCAGCTAAATATGCAGGGTTTGAAGTATAAGGTTGGCGATAATATAAACATAGTTAATGCAAGGTTTGGATGGACTGATGCAAGTCCTAAGAGATTTGAAATAACTAATATGAGCATTATTCCTGATCCAGAAAGAGGCATAGTTGTGCAGGTTGATGCAGTAGAAAACGAAAGCTCTGTTTATTCTTGGTCATCATCAGAGCAGCAAGGTTATGTCGTTCCGACTTCTCCAACTAGCTATACAGGTACATCTGTTGTCAGCCCCACAGGACTCAAGGTTTACACGACAGGAGATTATGACAGAGGAAACAAAAAGAGAGTAAAACTTGTTTGGAATGGCGTTGAACGAAGTGATGGCGCATCGCCATTTGAGCCATACTTTAGTCATTACGAAATAACAGTATTTAGACCTGGAAATAAACCGTATACAAAAACTACAACTGACACAGAAATAATTGTAGATATTCTTAGCACATCAAAGAGACATGGTGGCTACAGGTCATCGTCTGTAGAAATACGCGCTATAAATACAAGAAACTACAGAAGCACACCTTTAATAAAAACAGGTTTGTTAGCACAAGCATTGTATCCAGATGAGCCTGAGCTTCTAACTAATACTGTAGTAAGTGATATTTCAAACCCAACGCCAGAACAGCTTACAGAGCTTGCAAATGAAATAGGGGTTATTGTTGGTGAAGGCTCTGAAATTACCTATGTAGAAGTAGATTCCAACGGTAATCCTATAAATTCTACTGATTATGTATTTGAATCTGTTGCTATAGTTGCATCTAGAAATGCTAATACAGCTCAAGAAGTTGACGGCATTAATAATCCTGAATTAGTTTCCAATGGTGATTTTTCTTCAAATACTGACTGGGTGTTTACAAATCGTGTTTCAGAATGGGTTATCTCTAATGGCACTTTATCAATAGATGATGCAACTGTTAATGATTACGCATATCAAACAATAGAAGCTGAAGTTGGCACTTACATAATCTCTTTTGATGTTATTGAAAATACATTAAATCAGATGGGTGTTATAATGCTTGATCTTGCAAGCTCAAATGGTACAAGTTATCCTAATGTAAGCACTGGATCACAATCAATTACATATAATGCTGAAGGCTCATTTTTGCTTGCATTTGTTGCTATAACGGGAGATGTTACGATTGACAATGTATCTGTCAAGCTGGAGTCCACTGATGCGATTGATAAATTTCATTTTCGTTTACCCGTAGCCAATGTTGATGTAGATTTTGATTATGAGATTATCTTTGATGAATCTTCTGGTCAAAATGATAATGGAGTGACTACAACATTCAATGGGTTTGACAATGTTGTAACAGATCGTACTGGTCATGCAATCGCTGAAATCACCCTACAAAGGGCAGCATCTTATAATGGTCAGTCAAATGTAGGGACTTCAATTTTAACTGTTAAGGTTATTGC